AGATGGACTGGCACTGAGTGGATACTTTCCTTCGAAGGCGAATACCGAAAAGGCACCTGGCGACTGTCACTCTAAAATAAGTACTTGCATGAGCCAAGAAATTATATGCAGTGGTGCCTTGTTTTATTCACTTAAAACACAACGGTTTTTATTATTACATCGCACACAAAGCAAACAAAAACATGTATGGGGATTAGTAGGCGGTACTAACGGCAAGAATGAAGCTCCGTGGCCTGCTCTCCAACGAGAAATACACGAAGAAGTCGGTGAATTGCCAGACATAATCAAAACTATTCCTTTAGAAACTTTTATTAGTACAGATGAAAAATTTAGTTTTCATACATATTTGTGCATACTAAAAGACGAATTCCTTCCAAAGTTAAACGATGAACATGATGGATATGCCTGGGTTAGTTTTGGAAGATGGCCTAAACCATTACACATGGGATTACGCAACACATTACAAAGTAAAACTAATCAAACTAAGTTTGAAACAGTGTTTAGTTTAATTGATTATTTAGAACAGGATAAAAAATGAAGCAAATCGAAAACATTACAATAGTTGGTGGTGGATCTGCGGCATGGTTAGCGGCCGCATACATTCGGCATAATATGTGGGACGTTCCGTTAACAATAATTGACAAGGAAGTAGGCACGCCAATAGGTGTTGGTGAAGCAACTGTATTAACATTTCCTACTTTTCTTAGAGAGTGCGGATTGCATGAAAGAGATTGGTTTACACAAGTAGACGGATCGTATAAAGCAGGTATTAACTTTCCAGGATGGAAGAAGCCTGGTAATACTGTATGGCATCCGTTCTATCTTAATAAATCATATCTTGACCAAGCAATGACACAATATGATGTTTGGGCAGATTTGGGCAAGCGTGAAACCTTTCAAGAGTTGGCTTTGCCATGTTATAAAACAAATATGGATAACAAAATTGATATACACAATGCATACACAACCTTAGCATATCATATTGATTGCGGAAAATTAGTAAAACGTTTACAAGAAATATGTCAAAGAGACATGAATATTATTAAGAGCGAAGTTGTAGATGTTATTAGAGATGACGAAGGATATATTACTGAGTTAAAGTTAGCAAACGGTCAAACACACAAAGGCGACTTCTTTATTGATTGTACAGGATTTGGTTCAATATTAAAAAAACAAGATAGAGTTGAGTTACTTGGTAAAGGAAGATTGTTTACAAACACTGCTGTTGCTGGACATGTTGAGTACGAGGATATTGAAAAAGAACGCACACCATATGTAAACTGTCCTGCTGTAGATCATGGTTGGATTTGGAAAATTCCTACACAAACACGTTTAGGTAGTGGCATGGTATTCAATAGAGATATCACTGACATTGATACTGCTAAACAATATTTTAGCGATCATTGGAATGGCCGTATTAAACCAGAAGATATGAAAGTTATTGACTGGAACCCGTATTATAGTAAAAACTTTTGGGAAAAGAATGTTGTTTCAATTGGCCTAAGTGGCGGATTTATTGAGCCGTTAGAGAGTACAGGATTAGCAAGTATGACAACAGGTGTTCAAGAACTTGCAAAAATGATACCCCAACAATGGTATGATGATGCTAGAATTAGTACATATAATAATTATATGATGGATTGGTATGATGATGCTGTTGATTTTATTAACAGTCATTATGCTGATACTGAATGGGATACACCTTTTTGGAATTTTGTAAAAGAAACACATGTAAAATCAGACAAACATAAATTTTATGAACGTTGGTTAAAGGATCCTAAAAGAAGTTTTTACTCTAGAGTAGATTCAGTTACACTATTTCATCCACCTAATTGGCAACTTTGGTTAATACAAATGGGATATCCAACACACTCTGACTTATCAAGGATACCAAAATTAGATCTAGAAGCTCAACAACAAGAGTTTATTAAACAAGAATACCTAAGACATATAGTTAGTATGTCACACTCTGATGCAATTGAAACTACTAACTTAGGTGTTGACTGGTTCTCAAAAGCTATGAGTCGTACAGATAGAGACACAATGATATGAAAATAGTTATTGTAGGTGGTGGTACAGCCGGTTGGCTAGCGGCTCTAATGATTTCAAAAATTAAGCCCGAAAACACAGTAACAGTCATTGAAAGTTCAAAGATTGGTATCATAGGTGCAGGTGAAGGATCAACAGGATCACTAACAAATATTATCCACAATGAAATGTGGGACTTTGGTTGCAACGAACAAGACTTCATTAAAGAGTGTGATGCTACAATTAAATTAGGTATCAAACATATTGGGTGGGGATCTGACAAAAACAAACATTATTATGGTCCTATTGACGGTACACCAACTAGTAATGATGTTGTCGACCTTGTGTTTCAACATGCTTTAGGTTGCAGAGATCAAGACCTATTACATATTGCTACTGAACTTGGGTATAAAATACATCATAATAAAAATAGTTTTGTTGAGCCTGCAGGCAATCATGCATATCACTTTGATGCACACAAAGTAGGCCAATATTTTAAGAAGATTTGTGAATCTGTTACACATATTGACAGTGAAGTTGAACAAGTTATGCTTGAGTCAGACACTGGGTTTGTGGAGTCAGTTAAGTTAAGTAATGGCAATACTGTCGAAGGCGACATGTTTATTGACGCTAGTGGATTCAATCAAGTGCTTATGAAAGCAGTAGGCGGAAAATGGAAAAGTTACAAGGATAATTTGCCTGTAAACAGTGCATTACCATTTCTTTTACCCTATGAAGATGATGAAGTTATTCAACCTGTAACTAATGCATGGGCACAAAATAATGGTTGGTGCTGGCAAATACCTACAAAAAATAGACGTGGTTGCGGATATGTATTCAGTGATGAATTTGTTACAGCTGACCAAGCACATGCCGAGCTTGAGCAAACAATTGGGCGTAAAGTTGACCCAATTAGACTACTTAAATTTGAATCAGGAAGGCAAGAAACACTTTGGATTAAGAATGTTTTATCAATTGGATTGTGTGCGGCCTTTGCAGAACCATTAGAAGCAACAAGTATACACACAACAATTATGCAATTAAAAGATTTTGTGTTTAGTTGTTTATCTACCAACAGAGATATTACATGTAACGACGGAACTGTTAACAAATACAATAATGACAAAGCTCATATGTATGATACAACAAAAGATTTCTTAGTAGCACATTATACATGCGGACGTAATGATACAGAATTTTGGAAGCATATTAATAGTGGAGCAACAACTACAGAGTTTGTAAAATCAATACACGAAGTTTGCAAACATAGAGTACCTAACATGACATTATTCCCTAGACCAGAAGGAGGTGCAGGCTGGCCATTATGGAGTTATGTGCTTGCAGGTACAGGTAAATTAACATCTGAAGTTGCTGAAAAAGAATTAATGTTTAATAATGATATAGATTTTAGTGACAGTGCATATCGTTATCATGTTGAAGCTTTTGATCAACGTATGCAAGATTTACCAGACAATACAGATTATATAAGGAACATGTAAATGAAAGTTCTAGTGATTGGTGATGTCATTATTGACAAATATATTTACGGTACGTCTACACGTATCAGCCCAGAAGCACCTGTACCTGTTATAACTTATATTGAAGAAAAAGAAACAAAAGGCGGCGCAGGACTTGTATATGAAAATTTAAAAAGTTTAGGTGTTGACGTTGATATGTTTGAAACACTAGGACCAGTAAGTGTTAAAACTAGAATAATTTGTGACGGACATTATATTACACGCATTGATGATGATAAATCAGCAAAGGGAATGGAAGTACTAAAACAAGTACAAGAAACTGACTTTTCAAAATATGACTATATTGTATTAAGTGATTACAATAAAGGCGTCTTAGATGAAGCAAGAGAAATTATTAAACATATTAATACATTTAATTGTAAAGTAATTGTTGATCCTAAAGAAAATCAGTGGTTCTACGAAGGTGCTTGGTTGGTAAAACCTAACTACAGTGAATTTGAATCGTTGGAGTTTGACAATTGGCAAGGTAATATTATTACTACTAATGCCGGCGAAGAAGTTGTTGCTACTATTGATGGTAAAAGATATGAAGTACCTGTTGATAATTTAGAAGTAGCAGACGTTACAGGTGCCGGAGATTGTTTTTTAGCAAGTTTTGTATATGCACTTACTAAAGGGTATGATTACGAAAAAGCAATAAAGGTTGCTGTTCGTGGTTCAACAGAAAGTGTAAAACATGCTGGTACATATATTCTTAAAAAATCTGATTTAGAAGACGTAGTTGTATGGACTAATGGAGTGTTTGATATACTGCATATTGGCCATTTAAAGCTACTTAGACACGCACACAGCCTAGGAAATAGGCTTATAGTGGGTATTAACAGCGATGCAAGTGTAAAGCGTTTAAAAGGCGATTTAAGACCCATTAACGATCAAGACACCCGCAAGGAATTGCTCTTAGAGCTTGGTTTTGTAGATGATGTAATTATTTTTGACGAAGATACTCCGTTGGAAGCGATGACTGTTTTAGAGCCAGATATTATAGTAAAAGGTGGCGATTATACGTTTGATACTGTAGTTGGAAATCATCTTGCTGAAGTTGTAATATTCCCTATAGTTGAAGGACATAGTACATCTGCAATAATTAAAAAGATTGACAACAGTAATTAAAGATAGTATAATAGTAAAAAGAGGTACAAATGAAAATACTAGTAACAGGACATAAAGGATTTATTGGTAGCTATATTGCCAATTATCTACAATCAAAAGACCACGAAGTTGAAGGCTTTGAATGGGTCGAACATGTAGTGCCAGACGTATCAGCATACGATTGGGTAATACATTGTGGTGCAATATCAGATACTACAGAAAGAGATGTAGATAAAGTTTGGGCTCACAATTATGAATTTACATTACGTCTATTACAAGTTTGCGAAAATTATAATACTAATATTCAACTTGTAAGTACTTCTGCTGTTTATGGTAACAACACTAGTTTTAAAGAGTCAGATCCCGTTTATCCACAAACACCTTATGCATGGAGTAAGTACCTAATTGATAAGTTCTTAAAAGAAAATGGATACGAAAACTTTGGTATGCTTGTACAGAACTTTAGATACTTTAATATATATGGTCCTGGAGAAGGACACAAAGGTGATCAAATGAGTCTAGTTAGTAAGTTTCAAAAACAAGCAAGTCAAGACGGAGTAATTAAACTATTTGAAGGTAGCGACAAATTTAAAAGAGACCTTGTAAGTGTGCATGACGTTGCTGTTGTACATGAAAAAATGATGCATGAAACTGATACCAGTGGTGTATTTAATTTAGGAACAGGTAAAGCAGTTAATGTTGAAGAAGTTGCTAAATTAATTGCTAAAAGATATGATGCAAAAATTGAATACATTCCAATGCCAGATCATTTAAAAAGTCAATATCAAGAATACACTTGTGCAGATAATGCAAAACTACATAATGCTATAGCAATAAGACACTGGCATACAATCGAGGAGTATATTAATGGAACCAACTAGACTAGAAGGTAAAGTAGAAAAAGGCTGGGGTTATGAATTAATCTGGGCAAGCAACGATCAGTACTGCGGTAAAATTATGGTATTTGAAAAAGTTGGATCTAAATTTAGTATGCACTTCCACAAAGAAAAAGACGAATCATGGTTTGTCAACAATGGAAGGTTCCTATTGAATTATATTGACACAACTACAGCCGAATACAAATCAATGGAACTTACTGAAGGTATGACTTGGCGTAATCCACCATTAATGCCACATCAATTAGTTTGTATGGAACCTGGAAGTAGTGTTACCGAAGTAAGTACACCTGATAGTGTTGAAGATAATTATCGTATTGCACCTGGTGATAGTCAAAAACCTAAGCCACAAATGGAAACAGCACCATCCAAAGATGATGCTGTTGGTGTAACTACTACCCCTGAAGATTAAGCCTGAGCTTCACCCCATTTAATAATAATATTCGCATCTACTGGTTCACCTGACGTTTTATAAACGTTTAGTGCTAGTACGTCTGGACCGTTCGGGAAAGTACCTCTACCACCTAGTGTAGTATTTGTAAGTTCCTTCAAGTTTTGAAGATCCAATGTAGATCTTTCTCCAGGTTGAGCAATGAATGAGAACACTGTTTCTCCTGGCTGTGCGTATGGAGGTTGTTGGAATTTAAAGTTGTACAAGTCGCCTGGTTGAAGCGTTCCATTGAAACTGTTATTAAAGCTAACTCTATAGTATTCAATACCGCCACTACCTTGATTACCAAATAGTAATGGTCCTTCGATATTCGACACATAACTTGATGATGGCATACTAATATCGCTTTGGTTAGTTGGATTACCGCCTGCATCACCAATTTCAGTACCTGATCTTGCACCAGCCGCGTCCCAAACTCCTTTAAGGAAGAATGCAAAGTTTGAATTAGATAAATCTCCACCTTTTTGGAATGTCTGCGTTGCGCCGTTACTTGAATTTGAATTTGAGTTACCTGAGAAGTAAACTAGATATCTTCCGTAAATACTTTGGTCAACAATCTGTTGGATTGTAGTACCTTGTGGGAAGTATTCGTTACCTCCACCATCTGCATTAACCTGATCACCAACTGATAAGTTAGAAGATTCCCAACTGTTTGCATCAAAATATGCATAACTTCTGTTTGTTCTAAATGACCACCATGGCATCAGCTGTGCTGTTGTTGTAACCTGTGCCATTACTGCCGCTGTACTATATGTCGCTGTATCACCACTGTTCCAGTTAACAGAACCACCTGATGCAACCTGTGCAAAACTTGGCTGTCCACCTTGTGCTAGTCCTGACAATCCAGTCCAACCAATGTCTCCTGGGTTAAGTGGATAGTTTTGTGGATTCAAAATACCTTCAACAACAATACCGCCGTAAATTGGAGCATTACTATTATCAGGATCAAGTCCATCTGATGTAATCTCAAGTCCTTGCATAAGCAACTGAGCTCTGTTTAGTAGTTCTCTATCACCTAAGTCGCCAACAATAGCGTTACTAACACTAGGTGCTAGTCTAAGCAAGAATGCTGTTTGTCTTGTTGTACTAATGTTTAGTCCTGTTTCTGTGTAAGAGAAAATGTAACCTCTATCTTCATCAAATCCACCGTCTGTAATAAACGCTGAACCCCAGTGTGATATAAGTGGTGTAATACTATTACTAATTAAAATAACACCAGTACGTTGTGCGTGTCCACTTGCCGGACCTGCGTTGTACTGTCTAGTAGCACCAGCTTGGAAGTTTTGTAGTGTAGTTCCTCTAGTACAGTTTGTTAATCTTTTTAGTGTATGATCAATAGTTGTGTAACTAATAATTTC